GTACAAGACGAACCACCAGTATATATTAATCGAGCATTGGGATGTAAATGCCACCAATCATCATCAGTTTCCAACACTGGAATCATCTTTATTCTATCGTATTTACTTGGGCCATTTATAATATGTATTTCTTTATATATAGCAGAATCATCACCACCTTGGTAATGCGTGGCTTTAAAAAATGGTGAATATTTATCTACTAATCCTAGAGTAGAAGAAGTAAGAATTAAAGGCATTGGACTTGAGTAAGTAAAAGTATTATTATAATTGCCTTCTTGCCTAAAGAAATCAAATAAATCACAAGTAGCAAAAACAGAGTGACTATCAGCAAGTCCTATTGGTGCAATATCATCCAACATATTACCAATAACCGAAAATACTTTTTTAACCCCCCACCATTTATCAGGATAGTTGTTCCAGGGAATATCTAATGGATCATAACTTGATATAGGATCACTTATGTTCTCTATATATTCACGACAAGCACATAAAGCGTCAGTATTGCCCCACTCAAAAGAATGTCTTGGGAACGGCCCCAACATTTTACCAGTTCTAAGTAAATGCGCTTCTGAATAAATTTTTGGAGATAGCACAGATTTAATATTATTTCCACTATAATCATAATAAATAGATATTGCGTCATCACTACCATAATTAGGAAGATTTGTAGCAACATATCCATCATCACTTATTAAGGTTTTTTCATATGAAGTATAGTATCCATTACTACAGTGTCGAAAAGTTCTTAAATTATCAGCAATATATCCATTATTAGGTTTATCTACTGTTTGTAGCCACGATGTTATCGCTACATTATTAGAATCCAATGTAGCGGTATAAAATTTACCATAATCCACTGTACCTCCTGCTGGTGGATCTCTGTATAAAAAGAAAGTATTTTCTTGGTCTGTTTCTCCTTTTATTAATTTATAATTACTATCTGGAAGAGTGATTGTAGAACTGCCATTAATTATTCCTTCTGTAAAGTCATTATTGAATATTTTTATATATCTAGAATTATTCTCTTGAATAAGTATTTTTCTCTTGTACATCCACCAATAATCAGAACAATCAGTATCCACATAAATGTAAGACATAGATCTAGCAGAATCTAGACTATCCAGTGTATGTACCCCCACAACCATATCGTCTAATATGCTTGCAGAATCAAGCTTGGTCATATCTATTTCTAGTACTCTTGGAGGATTATCACATAAAATAAATAAAATAGATCCTTTGCCGCCAATTAAATCATGTGCAACCTGTGAAACCGTCTGAAACCGTCTACCCATAATCCTTCTATGAGATAATTTTGAATCTGCTAAATAATATGTAAAAAAATTATCGTTGGGATTATATGGATATGATAAAAATGGATTAATAAAATTAACAAATGTATTTGAATCAAATAAATCTTCCACAAACTTACGTCTAGCAGAAGGTGGTTTTGTGCAGATAGTTCCATCACCATAAATAGTAAATTGAATTAATCTAAATAAGAATTCATAAAAATCATGCCCTAGTCTATAAGATTTTAAATCTTTTATACTTCTTAAAAAAGATTTAAAATTTGCTTTCCTTTTCGTGCTCATGTCTAGTCCGTTTGAAAGCCCAGCAGAAACCATCATGTAATTGTATAGAGAAGTTAGTGTATCAAATGAACCATTAAGATCTGAAAACCAAGTTAACCATTTTTTGAGATCTGGTAAGTCATAAAAAACTGTATCTGTATCACCTAAAATTTTCCATCCAGGAGCATAACTAGAAGGAATGATATTAGAAACACCTACTCCATCTGCTGCATACCAATTCTCAATTGCTTGTATATACTCACTTGCATATGACATCTACAACCTCTCAATTGAACTAAGCCTTGGATACCCACCTATAGAATGCGCAATATTTAATTTCTTTTCTAATTCTCTCTGTTTTCTTTCTAACTTAATAATCTTTTTATTAATATTAATAATTTGTCTTTCTACATTTGATAATCTAGCAATAACAGAAGTTAATATATCCATATTATCCACTCGCTTCTAAGGAAGTTTTCCAATTTACAAAATCATGAGATACAGAAGTAATTAAACAATTAACTGGACTTTCTGAAGAATTAGATCCTCCTGTTGTAATTATCCTTCTCCTACCGTAATCGCCAGCATTTTCTATTGTTTTAATCGTTTTTCCAGGGGTAATTAAAGTATTAATACATGGTAAAGATATACTTACAGATTTTGAAGCTTTTGTTCTACCAGCAATAAACTGATTGGCTGCATCGTCAAGTTTATTTGCATCATTTACAACATATAAAAAATCATTATCTTCTCTTAATACTCTAAATATTCCAGACTCATCTTCGTCTGCGGTAACTGCATCTGGAGCACCAATTAAAGAATAATTAATTCCAGTATCTTCAGCGGTTCCAACTAATTTACTGATGCCATCAGAATCTCGCACTTCTTCTTTGCTTACATATTCATCTTTTCTAATTATTAGTCTGGCGTCCTCTTCCATGATAATCTTAGTTCCAGTGGTTTCAGCATTATCTTTTGTTACAATCTCTTTGTATCTTATTCCAGTTTCAATTAAAGCCACAACAGCCACAGGAATATGAGTTAAAGTGTGCGCCGAATAATCAGTTTCTTCCCCAGGCTCATAATCATGCTCAAATAACGGCTCTGAAAAAGATATAATACAATTTTCTTCGTCTACGACAATAGAATCTTCTTCTTTAGCGGCCTTCCAAGAGTTTTCAGATTCGTTCTTTAAAACTACGATATCTAATTTCTTTTTCTTTCCTTCATTTTCTATTTCAGTATAACGCTTAAACCTTATTTTTGGGCGTCTTGGAAACCATGTATCCACTTCATTTCCATATATGTCTGTTGGAGCGCCCAAATTTGCTGTTAAATATGCATCCAATTCAGTAAAATCATATTCTTCAGATAATCCAAATCTTCTATACTTGTAGGGATATTTAGATTTAATTTCATCCTCATCCTCAAGACCATAGTAATCAGACTCTTCATCAGTATCTAAAACATCATCAGTTACTTCCTCATCTGTATAATCACTTAATTCTTCTAAAATTACAGTAGTTTGAATACCAATAAAATCTCCTAAAACAATAATTTTATCAAAAGAATCCATAGTGTTTTCAGATATTGATAAATCTGTAGGTGTAAAACCAATCGACCTAGTTTGAGTACCTAAAGTAGTTGGTATAGCTATATTTATTGCTGGTGAAGAGGTTCCTTCTCTTCTAAACCACTTAAACTCAGAAGTTTTACCAGCCACTTCTTTACTATTTAACCACCAATAAAAAGCATTTGGTTCTATAGATTGAAATATTGAATTTAAAGCCTCTGTAAGATTAGAACCAGTTAAATCGAAATTATCCTGTGCTTGAATATTAAATGGTCGATCAGGATCGTCAGAAGGCCAGGTTGATCCTAATTTTTTAGAATCAAATTCGTATAACTCCTCATCTGTAATTGGCTCTAAATATTCTGAAACATAAGGAAACACATATAAAGCTAGAACATACCTTAAAATATCTTCATATGTCCAATACTCATTATTTGTAGAATCTTCTGCCCCAAACACAGGAAAAGCAAGTTGATGATTAATTTCTTCTGGGTAATCTTTTGGTGCTTCAGTTATTGTTGCATCCAAAGAAATATTAGATGCTGATGGATTTATCCTAAAAAATGCTGAAGATCTATCTTTCTCTCCATCTTTATTAAATATACATTCATCACCACTTATAAAACGTAACAATGAAGTACCATCTAAACTTTCATCATACACACTTTTTCTTATAATTTTCCCAATTACATTATGCTTACTTAAAAAATAATTATAATCAGTAATATCTATTTCTACATCATCAGCACTACTACTTAATGTAGAATTAACTCTAGTGATTACTCCTTTAAATAATGTCATATGAATATTACTTTGGGGACACCATAATCTAAGTCTTACCACAGCATTTTTTAACACATTAACAGATTGACCACATCTTAATGCTGGGAGCATTGCATGTGCTAAACTTGCTGTGTATGCAGCACTATAAGTTAACGAACTAACTATTGCGGTAGAAAACACACTAGACAAAGTTGTTATGGTTCCTTTGTATGTAGGCTGTTCAAGGATGTCTAGATATATTTTTGCATTTTTAAGTGATGAATTATAATCTAAAGTATATGTAGTAACCATATTACGCCACCACTTCTAATGTGGCAGTAGCCACAGCGGAAGGAACTACAGCATCTAAAATAGCACTAGCCATATTAGATTTAATTCCTTCTGCACTTCCATATGTTCCACTAACTGCAAATTTCCATAATTCGCTTCCTGAAGCAGTTAATGAAGCTAAAGTACAAGACTGACTAATCGCGGTTTCTGCTTCCACACTACTTTCTAATGTTGTACATGAAGCTAATGATCCACCATCACTATAAATCCTAAATCTTGTTGGAGTAATATATTTAAAAAATGCATTATCAGTTAGAACTGGTTTATTCCACACTATCTCTGCTCCTCCACCAGCAATAGGAACAGAAATAACCCCGTATGGAGCAGCAGGGGTTTGTGGAATAATTTGCCCAACCACACTTCCATTTCTCTCTATTTTTCCGTTAGTGCTTTTAGCCCTTACTATATATGCATATGTACCATCAGCTAAATTGGTAGCTGTTTGATATTGCTGCACTCCAGAAGCTATTGTATCAATTGGACTACTTAAATCTGGATAATCAGAAGTTCCACCACTACCATAAACTAACAATTCATCTAAATCTGAATTGGTTGGATCTACCCAAGTAAGAGTTATTTGTTTATTCACAGAATCATAAGATAATGATAAATTAGTTGGAGAGTTTGGGACACCAGAAACTATAATAGATCCAACTTTAGGCGTACTTTCATTTCCAACTTCATCAACAGCAACAATAGCAAATTGATAAGTATCATTTGTTGTGACACCAATTATTATAGAGCCATAAATTGCCATTATGTAGAATAGCCTTTCACATTGATTCTAGCTGTTGAACTTGCATCTGCCACTACCCCAGCAACCAACTGCCGTCTAATCCATATCCCTTGTGCTGAATTAGCATCAATTCTAACATTTGGTGGAGCTAAACCAATGCCAGCAGAAGCAGGAGCAGTAAAATCTCCAGAACTTATGTATGGTGGTAGGGTTGTTGGCGCAGAACCAGCGTTTGTACCATCTAAAATAGCGCTACCAGAAGCAGATGCTTTTTCTAGTGCAATAGTGATTTGTGGGAGCAACACAGATCCAGCTTCAGTATCTTGCCATGAATGTTCCTGGGAACCTAACCAAATAGAACAACTTGTATAATTAATAGAAGGATCTGCATTCTTTATAAAGAGCTTTTGATATTGCTTAATTGTTGCTCCTCCAGCTTCTTCAGCAGATTGAGCAAATAATATTTCGTTTAGTGTACCAGACAAAACACTAGCTCCAATGCTACCACCATAAGAAGTCGCACCAACAGAAGCAGCTATAGTCATAGGCTTATAAAATTGTATTTCACTTGCAGTAATAGGCATATTATTCCTCCAACACCTTCTCTAAAGATTTTAAAACAATGTTCTCTCCGTGTATTATACCATCATTAGACGCATTAATAAATACTACATCTTTTCTATTTTCTACTTCTTCACGAATTAAATTTCTAGTTTCTATCATTACAGGTGTAGTAATAGTCATTTTATCGTGTAAATCTAGGGTTACTATATAATCCTCGGATTTTTCACTAATTTTATCTTTTTCCAATTCAACATTATAATATTCAAATCCATTTGTATAGGCTAAATCGCAACCTACAAATATTATCCGTTTGCATCCGGTATATATTAGAAATTGCATGGCTGAGTAAATTACTGTGAGACCTGGAGATAGTCTTGGTAATCCCTCATACGGTTTATATTTTTCATTCGCAGCAGAAGTAGCAAAAAATTTTATGTTTCCTTTCCACTCATTTAACATCTTTGGACTAGTTAAATAACTTGCTAAAAGAATAGATTTTTCAGTATTACAATCCTTAAAATGCTTTGCCTGATCTTCTTTTGGATCTATAATCATTTCAAATAAATTATCAATATTCAGTTTACACATCTCTTTATACGCAGAATTAACTGAAATTCCTATTGCTCCATCTTCTACTAAATATTTATAAGAAAGTCTTTCCTGTTGTTTGTAAGCAAAATTCTTAAAACTAGGTCCATTACTGACAATTATTCCTGTTTTATTATTAAATTGATTCTCAAATACTTTAATTGTATTTTCTTTATTTATTCTTTTTTTGTTTTCTTCATAATTATTATCCCATATCGGAGTAAGTTGTCGTCTAGTAGATTCAACTACTTTAATTCTTCTAGTTATTGGCTTTGGAGAAAATTCTTTGAGTTTTTGAGTTATAATTTCTGCTCGTTTATCATATGTATGCTCAGATAAAACTTTTGAATTCAAGTCAGTCACAACAGCATAATAATCTGGTAAGTGATTAATAAACCAATCTATTTTTTCGTGTGCCTCCTCTACAGAATCATAATGAATTGCTTTAGCTATATCTTCTCCAAAAGCTTCTGATAATGTGTCTATATTACAATTAGTAATTGGTAATTTTCCACATGCAGCGGCTTCATAAATTCTTGGATTAATATTACTAGGTAAAATTTCTCCATTATTTGTAGCACCATAAGCAGATCGGAATGGATCTCTAGCTATGTCTAATACAATATGACAATTATTTATTCTTGGCACAACAGATTTCCACAAATAAGGTTTATTAACCCAATCTAAACCATTTATCTCATTTTTTGTCCTGCCAAATCCTAAAATAGAATACTTATCTTTATTTAACTGAATTAATTTTGATAAAAAACTTAGTCTTTCAGGATAGAAACTTCCATAAACCAAAATATCATAATATGAAACATCAGATATTGGTTTATCTAATACTTTAAAAACTTCTGGATCTACAGCAGTTGGGACATAGAAAGAAGGACGTTCATATTTGTCTACAGTATTTTTATCATTTGTAAATATAAGTTTGTAATACCTAGATCTCTCTTTATTTAAATCAAATTCATGTGGATCATCTAAAAGCCATAATGCTGTAGTAATATTTAATTTATTTAAAGCGTTGATATGCATTGGATGGATATGCACACCATGTATAAACAATACAGTATCTATCTCATCATAAATACATTCATTAGTTATATGACCAGATGTAAGTTCGAGTATTTCACTTTCAACCATAGGTTTATAAGTAAATAAATATCTAGTTTGCAACCATTGTTTAGCCATTTCTAGACTTTTATAAGTTTCGTATTCTACTACCCAATGCCCCTGTCTCTTCAATGCTGCAACAAGAGAAAGTCCAATTTCGCCAGAACTAAACACAAAACCACTATGAACAACCAATATTCTCATGCAAACACTCCTAACTAGATCTGTAGAAGGTAATAGTTAAATACAACCACTTTTCATCCTTCCCATCAAATGAAATATCATAAAAATGACAGTTTGTATATGATCTTCCAGAAACAGTTAATGTGTCTGGAGAAGCATCACTTAAATCATCCTCTAACTCATTCATATACTGTTCTACAGTTTGTCTATTAGTCATATTACCACCACGACACCAGGCTTTTACTGTGAATGTGGCAGGAGTACCAGCGCCTAGATCTTTAATAACAACATAATCTAATCTAGGAATCTGTTCGACAAGAATATTCTTCTGCCTAGTCCTAACCAAATAAGCATGAGAACCTATTTGAACAGAACCAAACCATCCAGCTAATTGATCTTGCGGTGTTATAGCCATTATTATTTCCCTCTAATCCCTAAAGGAGTTTGAGCATCTGAATTTTGTTTAATAGATATAGATTTTAATTTAGCTTCCTCTTCTTTCCAACGTAAGAATTTTCTTTCGGCTTCAAGAATTTCTATTCTTTCATTCGCAAACTTAAATTCATCATAAATTTCTTTAAGTTGTTCAGTATCATTTCTGTAAATACCAATCATATCTCTATGAATGTGAATAATATTTTTGTAACTTTCTATCATTTCAGCATTTATTCGTAATAATTCTGGTATTGTGAATTCTTCATGAGGTAAAATGTTATACATGAAGCGCTTTAACTTTCTATATGCGTTTCTTTGCTCTTCCAATATTTCCTCAGTAGATGGTGGGATTGGTATATTTCTTGCTGGAGATTGTACTATATCAGTGATATCACTAACTAAGTTGCCTGTTCTTTTTAAAACACCTCCACCTCTAGGTTCTAAAAAGAAATTTTGTGCTCTAGTTAAAGCAGCGGACACAACATCTCCGCCTAATTCTTCAGAAAGTGCATTATATGCATCTAATGTAGGATTTCTGTATCTTGCAGCATTTTCCTTACCAGCATCTCTCCACACTTTTCCTGCGTCTTTGTTTGCGGCTCTCATAGCACTTATAAGCGCAGACTTAGATTCTTCTGCGCTCATCTTACCAGCACCAAGCAATCCTGTACTACGAATTCCAAAAAATGACCCCAACAAAGATGCCCCCCACGCTCCAGCAGTAGCAATTGGTCTGCCAACATTAGTTATACCTGCTGCTAACCACGCTTTTTTTCTGTCCGCCCATCCCAACGCGCCAATAAATTTTTTAGCAAATGCATCCATAAACGCCATAGCTGTTGGTATGACATCTGATAATAGATACCCACCAAAAGATCTCATCCCTTCTAAAAGGTCTTTAAGTACCTGTAATATATTCTCTACTTTTATATCTTCCATTATATTTGCCACTTCTGTACCAATTCGTATAACAACTCTATGTATCTTATCAAAGAAACCAGCAGCGCTTTCAGGAGTTATAGATTCACTTAATCCTTCAACACCAACACCAAATCTCTCAAACAAAGCTATATATTTATCAGCAGACGCATTTAATGAGGCAACAAATCCAATTCCTAAATTTTTGCCAATTTTTAATGCTTGATTACCAGTCTCTTCCAATCCTTCCACAATTTTATCTAATATATTAGCTACCCGCGTATCCTCTTCAAGAGTCTTAGCAACTTGTTCTGCGCCATTTTTTATTTTTTCAACTATTCTAGTTAATGCTGGGCCATATTTTTCATAAAGAGATGCAGCAGCAGATTCTACTGCGCTTTTTAATAATTTAAGTTGTGGAATTAATCCTCTCTGCATATCTTTTTGAAGTATATCAACATACCTAGAAGTATCAGCAATTTCATTAGCAAAATCTCTAACAGCATCTCCACCCTGAGTTAATAATGCAGATAAAGCAGGGCCACCACGAATACCAACAAGTTGCGTTGTATCGGCAGCATCTAATCCAGCTTTATTTAATTTATCAATAATTTGAGCAAGTGTGTAAGTTTTAGTACTGACATCTTCCTCTGCTAATCCTAATTCATTTAAGAATCTAGCAGCAGGACCACTAAGATCATTAAGTTTTAATAATACTCTTCTTAAAGCAGTTCCAGCCCTGCTTCCCTTTAATCCAACATTACCTAAAATCCCTAAAGCAGCAGTAATTTCAGCAAATGAAGTTTTTAATGGGCCTGTAACTTGACCAATATAACTATATGCCACACCTAAATCTTCAAAAGTATTTAAACTACTATTAGCTGTATATGTTACCATATCTAAGGCAGTTTCAAGAGAATCTACTTTTCCAGTAAATGCTCTAAATATAGTAGAAGCAATATCAGCAGTATTGGCTAATCCCATTGCGTTAGCTTGAGCCGCTTTTAAAGTAGGCCCAATTAGTGTAGTAATTTCATTAACTGAAAATCCAGCCCTAGCTAAAATTTCCATTCCTTCTGAAGATTCTCTGGCTGTAAATAACGTAGTACGACCCAGCTCTTTTGCTTTTTTTGTTAGAATAGTTATTTGATTTCCTAATAATGAAGATTCACCACCTAAACGAGCAAATACTTTTTTCATACCAAATTCAAACTGCGATCCAACATAAGAAATACCAACAAATGCAGCACCAATAGCAAGAAGCCCCCATTTAAATTTATTAACCATAAATCCAATTGTATCTCCAGCAATTCGTACTATTTTACTAAAAACGGCAGAAATTACCCCAAAAACTTTTCTAGCAATACCAACAATCGGAATTAGCGCAAGAGAAACAACAGAAAGACCAATTTTAGCAAACCCCATTAAATGACGGGCCGCATCAGATATACCTCTTCCCAGTTTTCTTCCTATACTCTCAGGTTGTGGTAATTTTTTTCGAAAGTCCCTGAGTTCACGTTCAGCTTTGCTAAGATTAGATTTAAGTTCATCTAATCTAACTTGCATCCCAACAACTAAATTACCAACCTCTACTTCACTTGGCATGTTTATACTTCTCCCTTTGATGTTTCTTTAAATCCACTAGATTTAATTTATAATTTTTCTCTTCTAAATCTTTAATATTAACCCCATATAATGTTAATAATCCTAATAAATTTGCCTTGTCTTGTTGTTGATCAACAATCTTTGTCTCTTCTTCCTCATAAAACTCTTTACCAGATAATTCTTTAGATCTTTCTGATGCAATTTTAAGTATTTTGAAAAATAAATCTATTTCCATAGATAAAAAATCTTCAAATTTATATGCTGGAAACATACTTATCAATCCAGCAATTATCTTAAATAACTCATCTTCATTTAAATTATTTAGTTCCATTGTTAGACCTTTGTTGGTCCTATACCTTCCCACATTCTATTCATAACACCAAAAACATCTCCAATATCAACAATTTCTAACCAATCTTCTCTACTTTTATTAGGATAATTTCTAGACATAACTAAAGTAAATAAATCTACACTAATATCCACTCTTTTTTGTAAAATCTCATTAGATTTAGTTTGGTCTGTTTCATCAATTTCCTTTTCTTCGATGTCTAAATCATTTAATTTATTAATCAACGCTAAAGCTTTTGGTAAATCTTCTACTTTAATTGGCTGCACAACAAATTCTTCAGAATCATCATTAGTCTTTCCAAGCTCAATCTTAAATCCTTTCATTCATAAACCTCCTTAATTTGAATGGGGAGAGAACCCACAACAGTAGATTCTCTCCCACACCACTCTCCTAATCATTACCTATTTTTAAGATGCGAAGCTTGCATCTGCCTGTCTCCACTCAACATTAGCTAATGCAAACTCTTCTTGTGCGCTTCTAATTGTGTAATTAACTAGAACCATGTTAGATAATGTTCCTGATAATCCACCACTATTTGCTCCAGCAGCAAGCGTGATATCATTACATGCACCATCTAAAATATCTGCAAAATCATCATAGGTATCGAATTTAACTGTTTCTGCTCTAGCAGAAACAGATACATTTCCCAACTCAATTGCAAGTGGTAAACGATAGTCTCCACCCCTGAATTCTTGCGGATCGCCATCATAGGTAACTTCTATGCTTCTAGCAACACCCATATTAATACTATTATGAGCAATTGTTCCTACAGAGAATTTATATGCTAGGCTCATTTGCTACCTCCTTTAAATTACTATTTATCTTGTCGATCAAGATTTTCCAGTCATAATTAGGTTGTATAAAATTATACAATTTCTCCGCTTTTATTATAGCAGCATTGTAATTTTTGTAAATATACTGCATTTTGTCAATTAGATCATCTTCATCTGGAATTGCAAATTCTTGATCTTTAAAATAATCAGAAGTGCCTTCTACTAATTCCTCATCAGCAACTTGAAATCCTTTATTATTTATTAAAAAAGAATTTTCATCATTCAAATAATCTCTAAAACCTCCCCACTCAGTCTGTATAATAGGCACTTTTAATGCACCAAATTCAAGTCCTGGTAGCCACAAACTTTCCCCTAAACTAGCAGCCACACAACAATTTGCTCGTTTCATAAGTGATGGAACTACATTAGGATGAACAGCACAATCTATAATACAAATTTGTGGCATCGTAGAAAGCCTAAAATCTTCTGTAAATTTCTCAAATTCATGTTTTATAGTCCATCTTTGTTCATAATCCTTTAACTCACCATAAGGTCTTGTGGCATATTTAGAAAATAAAACTAAAGCAACGTCACGATTTCCATCAAAAGCCTTACAAAAAGAGCGAATTATTATATCTATTCCTTTTCTTTTATTCCAATTACCACAAAACATAAATACAAATTTATTATCTATATTATCTAATTTCATAGGACTCACTAATTCACCATCATATTTTTCAAAATCTATTCCAAATTTTACTAATTTTAATGATCCTCTTAAATCTATATCTTCACCAAATCTTTCTATATCTAAGGAAGTTGGAAGCCAAACTTCGTCGAAATCAAAACATCTATCAATCGCTTCACTATGAACTTGTCTTGTCTCCATCATTGTCCACAATATTTTTTTATCAATATCTTTAATTAATTCTGGATTATAATATCTAGGAGAAGAAATAAGAAGATTTATAATCTGCTTCTCTTTGTCTAAAGGAGCTTGTGTTAATAATTTAAAATATTGAAATTCAAACGGATCTAAATCTATACCCGATGGTATTGGATCAAGACGTATTAAATGATTTTTTCTTTCAAGTCGTTTTATTATTTCTCTAGTAAAACTGGCATACCCACCATAGTAATAAACATATCCGGTTAAATTTATCTGTAGACTTAAATTATTATCTAGCAAATCTATTACTGATGGAGTTTTAGACAGCTCTGGGATTGTAAATTTCCTGTTTTCAGCGAAGATTGAAGTAGCTACTTTGTTAGGAAGTAATTCAGTACATAACGGTTTCCAAGAATAAAATTTTTTAATAGAATCTTTATCTTCAAGCATATATTATCTCCTTATGATTCAGCCAAAACTAAGTCATATTCTATTATGACTAACCAACAATCTAAATCGTCTATATAATCCACACGTCTAGTTACTCTTCTAAATTTATGGATATCTAAACTTGAATCATAAGAAGATAAATTATCTAATTGTTTATTTAAAATATCGTCTATAACTTTAGCATAATTATATAATGTTTGCTTGCTCCCACCAACCGTTACAGTGTCTCTTTTGCTCCATATCAAAACTCCAACAGACGCAACACTAGCATCTAACTGAGGATCTGAATCGCCTAATTCACAATCTATAGTAATCATCGGTATTAAAAAAGTTTCATCGTCAGCAACAGATGCGGTTGCAGCTAAAATTCGTGTGGCTGGTATAGTAGTTATCACAGTAGCATCATTAATTAAGATACTTCTCACCGCGCTTATAATAAGTACTTCTTCAGCAGTTGACATATTATAACTATCTCCTTCTTATAACCATCTTGCTAACAATTTTCTTTGTGTACAATCTACGACCATATCTTTGAGCATATTGTGCTACAGAAAAGCTAGCATATGGACTTACATTTCTAATCCATCTAGCTGTATGAGTAAGTTGATGCCTAGCACTAGTAAGTAATGGCAATGCAGGAACTTTACCACTAGGAATAGATTCAACTTGTCTTGGTTTTAATGCAGTAGCTATTCTACTAAACATACTACGATATGTAGCTCTAAAAGCTCTACGCATAAATGGATTTGCTTTCTGTCCTCTAACCCATTTTCTAAATATAATTTCATCACTATATATATTGCCTCTACCTCTTATAGTAGATGCATTAGATTTAGTAACTAACTTTTCTGATTTAGTTTTTCTATCTTTCACCTTAAAATATCCAACACGCGAAGATGATACGGGTTTAAATCTCAAAGCCTTTGATTCTTTAGGATAAATTTTCTTATGCCATCTAAGTGTACCAAAATGTACATACATACCATATGGAGCAGTACATATAACTTTACCAACAATCCAATCTGGGTGTTTTCTGTCATACCCAGCCGCAGTAATTAAACTATTTCTTAAAAATCCAGTATTTATAGGAGCTTCTTTTCTACAACGTTCCCATAATCTATGAGTATTTCTTGTCACAGCTTCAAACACTTTATATGGTTGGATTTCATATCTTTTTTGTAAATTTTTTATAGTATCAATAAAAGGCTTTTTAAAGAAAAATATACTAACTTGTACCCCAAAAGGAGCACCCATTAATTCTTTTGAAATAATACGGTTAGCTAGAACATTTGGTTGACCCAATGGAACAGACAGCTTTGCTCCAACATTTCCTATTGTAGAGCTTAGATTATACATCATGCTACTAATATTAGGCATCTTTTGGTCTCCTCACCAAATCAGCCATAATTCTTAAATGATGCAACTCATTATATCTATAATGTGGATTGATAGAATTAACATCTAAATCAACAGAACCATGTAAACTAGCGGATAAAACATCTCCTTCTTTAATCACAGAAGAAGCACTTGCAAATACAATATAATCTCCAGTAATAGCAAATCCCATATCTCTAAAAGACACAAATTCTCCAGCTACTTGTATATTACAATTTTCAGTAGCCACAAATGATTTTGTAGTTACCTTTTCACCCATATCAGTAGTTGAGGCCACACTATGACGATATACTCTTACTGGCTGTTGCATTAAATGTTCTATCATTATACAGCCTCTATAAATGCATCACTAGCTCCAAGTTGATTATAAAGCTCTGTGATTCTTTCTGCTATTGTTGGAGGCAAACCAGCAACACCACCATTACCAATAGAATATCTATAAAACCCTATTTGTTCAGAATTATATGCTCTCACTATTTCAGGTTTTATACGCTGAACTTTTTGAACAATTAATAATGTTGCAAGCTCTTTTACCCTATGTGGTATATTTGAACGACCAAAAATACCATACACAACTACATTTTGATGTCCTTTTGTAAAAGTATATTGATCATAAGTATGATCAGAATCAGTTACAATATCAGAGGAATCTTTAAATCGTAAATAACCATATTCGTTATAAACAAGAACATTATTCACATTAACAGCTTCATCATCAATAACCACTGATGCAATACTTCCAATGTATTCTTTCCCCAAATCTTGCCAATTCTCCCCAGAGCCATCTAGTGTTAATGTTTCAGAAGCGAGAGCACCAGCAGAAGCTTGAAAATCAGATTCTAAATTTGCGTCTATTTCTTCCTCTACCTCATCAAACCACCAGGAGGGAACTGTATAAGCTGTTGTTAAAAACTCATTCACTGTAGTCTGATTAGTATATCCTTTTGTCATTCTTTACTCCTTATTTCTCTAAGTAGAGAATTCCTCCTACTTTAGAAATTACTTCTTCAGCAGAAACAAGAGCTTTCATCCATTTTAAATTATTATTACGAGCATCTTGATAATCTGGCTCCTGTCCCGCTTTAAATGAACTCCATAAATGCTGTACTGTAGGCAAAACACCGCTAGAAGGCTCAATTCCTAGTTTACTTTTAAGCTTTTCACCAGTAATTTGATAACTTCTAGATTCCTGTCCTTCATAATCTATTAAAATTTCTATTGGATACCCACTATCTATCATCATAATACAATGTTTTATATAATTTGCAAGTTCAGAAATACGATAGTTTTTTCTAACAACATTAAAAATTTCACATTTATTTTCAGCAAAAAGATCCCTGTTTACAATATCTACATAAACATTTGCTGCATCTACAACATTTAATAAAGGTCGCCAATTTTCTCCGCCAGCAAAAACTCTAATAACTCCAGTAAAAAATGCGGAAGCTATCATAGCATTTGCTACTAAATCATATCTCATTCTAGGACTTGCTCCCATTAATGTGCCCATTCTAAGAATAATGGGTTTTAAAGAGGTCTTTTTAGCAGTTTCTAAAATATACTCTTCACACTTAACTTTAGATCTACCATAATTACTCTGTGGGTTAATTTCAGATGTCTCATCCAATTTTCTCCAAGGATCAAATCCATAAACACTTGCTGTGCTGGCAAAAATAAAATTATCCACTTCACATTCTACTACTAAGTCAACGAGTCTTTTAGTTGCTTCATAGTTCATTTCCCAATTTGCTGTTGAAATAAAATCAAAACTTGGATCATTCGATAATGCTGCTAAATGAATAACCGCATCATTACCATTTATATGCTCTTCGAGTATTTGCCTGATGTCTTTTTGAATTACATTTATTCTAGGTTGGACATCCTTTATACCTTCAAATCCATACCAACCAGCATCATATACAGTTACTTTGTGACCAGCAACAGCTAGTTCAGCAGATATAATTGATCCAAGATATCCCGCTCCTCCAGTTACAAGAATATTCATTTAACAACTCCTTTTTTAAGCATGTCTTTTGCATTACCAGAATAAAAAGACTCTTCAATTTTTGTATCTCTTCTCTTTTTTTGTTCCTTAACTCTAATTGCTTCACCACTATTTAACCATCTATCTTCTTTACTTTGCCATGTTGGACCTGATGGATCATATGGGTTATCTATCCAGATTACGGTAGGATTTTGTGTGATAATTATAAACATTCTACTATCACACTTTGGACATCTAATATTAGGATTTTCTTTTATACCATGTTCTTTTTCTTCTACAATATTGCATCTTGGGCATTTATAATCATATCTAGGCATTGTTCACTCCTTTTGAAACCATATAACTTTATCTACATGCTTTACTTTTCTAGATACTATTGAAGAAAGTAAAAATGCAGTAGTTAGATCTTTTTGTTGTTTATTTTGTTCACTATGAATATAGCACTGAAACATATAACTAGACTGTATTACTTCAAATCCGGTTTGAGGGCCAAATAATATCTCTAAAGCATGGTCTGTAAATCTCCAGTAATCATCAGGATATGCATGAGTTACAAAAGTGTGTGGAACAATAATATAGACTAATCCACCTATTTTAGTCACTTTAGATATTTCCTCTGCCGCTATCCACGGATACTTAACATGTTCTAAAGTAACAGAACAACTCACCACATCAAATCTATCTTTACCAAAAACTGAAGTTAAATCATGTATATCAGCAACTTGATCTATTTCTTCTCCATTTTCTATGTCTGATGTAATTATTTCTTTTATGTTATCCCCATTAAACCATTCTTTTTTGTGTAATTTCGATGTGTGTTCACCGCCCTGATTTTTTGCTCCCAATTCTAAAATAGAAACATCATTCATTTCATTTAGTAGCGACAAAAAAATATCAAGTGTATGAGGGCATGTCGTAGAAGCATTATTTACTATTTTATAATCAGGCTCTATTGTCATTTTTTATGTACTCTTAAATTTGCTATTAAATCTGCTGATATATTAACCATGTGTAATAAAGCAAAATCAGGATTAATATTAGCTCGTTCTAAAGTCTCTCTAACACCAACATCAATTGGTTCCTCAAAAGATTCAATTTCGATTTCGCATCCTTCAGGGAAATGATTATACTGATTCATGGAACGTTGAATCCAGAATTCTTTAGATAAAACTTGTATGTGTCCTGGAGTCATTGTGGAGGCTCTAAATGGATGTGGAGTAATTATCTTCCATCTAGCTCCACTCATAGATATTCTAAGCATTTCATTTAACAAAGGAAAAAGACTTCTAATATGCTCAAATGTGTGTGAAGAATAGATATATGATACTGAATTATCGGAAAATGGAAATTTATCAACATCAAAATTCATCACAAGATCTACTCCTGGAATATCAAGCATATCAATATTAATAAGTCCCTCTCCTTTAGGGTACTGCCCACCACCTAATTCAATTTTTAAATTTTTAAGTTCTGCCCAATTAATTTCTGGTCTATCTACTGTCATAATCCTTGTTCCTCCATTATTAACCTTTGTGCTGTAGTGGGCTGTTGTTTTAATAAATTTGCCCACTTTTTTCTAAAATATTCTACATTTTTGTATGTTGGTTTTTTTGGACGGGTAGCAGATTCAAAATGCCAAGCCAGTGCCCAAGGACAGTACATAGTCTTATACCCTTTCTGCTTTATTTGCAGACAAAAATCTACATCATTATAATCTATATGAAGTTCCTCATCTAACTTTGTATGATTAAATAAATTTGCCTTAATCAAACATAAAGCAAATGTTACTGCATCAACTTCATCTATATAATTAATTCTTAAAGAATTAGCTGCTTTTTGATAATATCTATGCCTACATCCTCCTAAATCCTTTACTAAATTCACCCCACCATGCTGCAATATTCCTTGATTACTGTAGTAAGTTAACGGATATGAATATTCTCGAAAGTCATCTTTGTGATATGGATATAATAATTTTGCACCAACCACCCCAACTTTCTTATCTTGTGTAGCTATTCCTAACATTTCAGATAACCAATCTCTATTAACTATTATATCATCATTAATAATTACAAAATAGTCGTATTTATTTCTATTTTTCAAACAAATTTTATTATGAAATTTAGCAAAATTAAATGGTTCATCTATTTTAATTACTGGATATGGTAATACATCAAGCATTTCATCCATAACTTCATTAGATTCAATAGTATGATGCATTAATTGTATATCATAATTATCATAACTAGTTTCACGTTCTATAGCATCTAAACATTTTTTAAACATTCCAACTTTTTTATTAGTTAATAATATAATTAATACCTTTGGTTTACCATGAATATTTCTTCTAATATGATAATTTCCAGTATCTATTAAAGGCCAAAGTTTAGCATCAAGTCCTATACGCTTCATGTGATCCTCTACTGCCTTTTTAGCATAAACAAAAGCCAACCATTGACGTTCTGGATGCCCAGAACTAATATTTTTTCCATGAATTCGCCAGTTATAGAGCACTTTTGGTATATGCCCCACTTCATTTGGTTTACATAGTTCGGTAAATCTTAATGCCCAATCATAATCTTGGCTACCTCCATACTCTTTGCGCGGATAACCAACTTTTTTCGCTTCTTTAGCTCTAAATATTTTCATATGGTTAATAAACATTTCTTGTCTAAAAAATTCTGGACTCCAATCAGGTTTTTTTCTATCACCAATTATGCTATCAGTTCCAGTAATTTGTCTTTCATTAGAATATGCCATTTTAAGATTTGGGTTAGTTTCAAATAAATTAGCAAATTCAAGCAAAGCATTAGGCTCTAGTACATCATCGCCATCCATAAATGCCCAATAATTTCCAGTAGCTAAATTCATAGCTGTAGATGTAGCTTTAGCTATTCCATCATGTTCCTGAACTTTCCATTTAATTTTATTTCCTACGGATTTTTTATATGTTTCCAAAATTTCTTCTAATTCTTTATCTTCACCATCCATACCAATACAAAGTTCCCAATTTGTATAAAATTGTTTAAATATAGAATTTATAGCTATATTTAAATATCTATAGTCTGGTTTGTACAACGGCATTAAAATACTTATCTTAGTTTTATGCTCTAATCTAACTTTCTCAGGAATAACAGTATTAGTAATGGGAACACTAACTTTACCAGTATTATTTAATGTATTTAAAACAACACCAGCTAAAGCATCACAATATCTACTAAAATTATTTCTAGTAATAACATCTCTATTTTTATCCTGTTTAGACAACCAAAATTTTTTATCTTTGTTTAACGTTTTAGCTAGTTCAGCAAATTGCTCTGTTGTATTAGCATAATGAACTCTATCAACAAAAATCTCTTTAAATACTGGCACATTAGAATAAACTATTGCCGGTGTATTCATATACAAAGCTTCTTCTATTGGCAAACCATAACCTTCAAAAGTAGTGGTGGCTAATAACATCTTAGAATTTTGTATAACTTTGAACTTCTCCTTCTCGTCCATATTATTATATAAATGTAATTCGACACCTTTTTCTCTGGCTAATTTTATCAATCTATCAGAATGTTGTCCTAGATTATCCCAACCAATCATTGTTAAATGTCGTATGTTTGCTAATCCACAAATCTCAATAGCCATATCAGGACGTTTGTAATGACATAATCTAGAAATGAAACATGCTCCCTGACGAACTTCAAATGGAGTAATTTGCTTTACCTGATCAGCAATTATTTGATTAATGGCAGGATATAATACAAGCTGATGTGTCTCTTCCTTAACTTTATAGTCTTTAAAATATTCTATTCCCCATTTTCTAGCCTCAATAGAAAGATAAACAATCCTATCTGCCTTTTTAGCAGATATATTTACTCTTCTCATCTTATCTTCAATTGAAGTAAACTCTTCTAAAGGATTAACCCAAGCTTGTTTCATCCAATTAGGTGTATCATAAATAAATAATATAAATGGAACTTTCTTCTGCTCCTTAAACCATCGTGCATACCCAGCACCTTCAAACTGAACACCAATAGCAATATCAGCCTTTACTTGCTTCAGTCTTTTGGCCCCACCATAATTTCTTCCATGAATTATCTCTATAGAATCATGTCCAGGAATATCTTTAAAATAATCATGATAAGAAGGAAAATATTCTGTGGAAAGAGTTACTTTAGCTCCTTCAGCAGCTAAAGCGTGTGTCATTAAATGAGCATACAGACGACCGCCTGTATGAAGTCCTGAATAATGTTTACAAAAAACTACAACACTAATGTTATCCAAACGTCCCATGTACGCAACCTTTCAAAAAATGGGGGAGGGGAGAATTCTCGCCCTCCCCCCAATTAATTACCAAAATTAGATTATGTACTTGCGTCTGTGCTTAAGCCGTAGATCTCGATGATCCCACCAGGATAACGGATAGAGAAAGCAATTCTTTCTGAAAGAACAATTCTACGTTGATCAGATTCAATAACTTCCTCAGTCTTAACTTTAATCTTTCTACGATCACCAATTACTAGGTTATCTTTTGGGCAACAGAATGCATATCCATCTGTGCATTGTCCACTTTCGATGATGTTAATACCGTAAACAGTAGTAACCCATCCAAGCTTAATAGTAGCTTGTGGACCGAACTTGTCGATTGTAACGATTTTATCGTCCTCACGAAGCTGCTTTGCACTAATTGGGTTCACAACCATAATTAGGTTAGATGCATATCTTCCGAATTTTCCAAGACCATATCTTGCTCTGTTAACTAAACTTGTAGTCATGCTACCACTGTCAGCATTAATCTTTGTAGCAGCATCACCAGATTCAGCAAGTGCTAAAGCACCATCAAAAGCAAGTCTTGAGTCTTTTGTATACCAAGTATCTGCATCTGCGTCACCCTCAGTTTCAGTTGTGTCAGCATAATCACTATCACCCTGAATCATAGCCCTTTCTTCGGCAGTAGCCATCGCATCTACAAAATCTTCACGAACCACTTCCATCATGTTAGCAACAGCATCCTCAATAGCTTCCTCATTTACAAGCACTTGTGCAAAAAGTTTCTTTGCTGTAAGAGCCATAACACCACTAGATACACTTGTTTCAGGAGCAGTTGAACCCTCTGAAACGTAATAAACAGTAGTACCAGTAGAAACTCTAGGCACGTTGTAAACAGCAGAAGGCATATTGATAGTACGGAAGTTTTGTCTCATGATGTTTTTTTCACGAAGATTCTTTATAAACTCTGCGGCCACTATCGTAGGGATAAAGTCAGAGACACCGCTAGAAGTAACAGCCTTTTCAATAAGCTCTCTTCTCAGTGTACTCATATGCCACTCCTATCTATTATGCGCTTCCTACAAGTTTCCGCTCAGTTTGATGGCTGTTGCTTCCACTTATATTCAGCTTCCTTAAATAAGAAAATATCAGATCAAGTCTGATTATCTTCTTCTTAAAACACCAGCTAACCAACTATCTAAAGCTCTCTTTTTATCATCTTCGTCACCAGAATTCATGATGTCCTCTAAAGATTCACCGTCTTTAGGATGTTCAGCTTCCTTAATGCCCTTCGCTTCTTTTGCTTTTTTCTTAGGCATTTTTTCTTCTATAATTGAAGTAATCTTAGCTTCAAGAATAGGAAGAAGTTTAGTTTCCACTTTTTCAACGATTTCATCAACTAGATCCTCAACTAAGTCGGGATCAATATCTTCGTCCTCTTCAGCTTCATCCTCTTCTTCCTCTTCCTCAACTTCATCTTCAATTTTTGCATCCTTTTCAGGCTCATCAGTAGATTCCTCTTCTTCAGTAACTTCAGATTCTTCTTCTTCTAAATCTTTTGTTTCTTCTTCATCAGAAGAGGTTTCCACAACCTCTTCTTCAGTAGCTTCCACATCTTTTGTTACTTCATTAGTCATATCTACCTCCTGTTTGATTTCTTCTTCTTGAGCCTCTTCCACCGATTTCTCAGTCAGATCTTCTAAATCAACAACATCTAAAGCTTTTCCAACATAAAAACCAGTAGTTTTAGCATAAGGATTAGCTGGAAGTGAAACTAAACTTACTTCCACTAATTCTAATCTGCGAATCTCTCTAACCATCTGATTCACTTCTTTATCAAAAAATTTAACTGCTTTAACAATAAATCCACCTATTGAAAAAGAGTTGATTACGCCCTCTTTAACCCATTCCCAAACTTTCTCAGCTTGTTTAGAAATGAAAGCGGTAATTTTTAATCCTCTAGCATCTACTTCTGCATTAACTACTCTTCCAGTAGGACTATTTGAGTCATGATTAAATAGTAAAATTCCATAATTATTAACTAAATTATCTTTAGCTCCTCTAAGAGCATCTAAAGTTATTCTATCTGAACGAGAATCAATATCAGCAGTAGATGCATATCCTTCAACATACCATTTACCATCAGATCCTTCATAATGTCTAGTAATACCTAAATATCCTAGTTCCGTGGTATGTTTATTACTTTTAATTTTCTCCATAGACTTCTCCTTACAACGTTGTAACGTTTCACTTATATTATCAAGATATTATAAATTTTGTCAATATACCTAAATATTTTTCAATCTTTTAAATTCTATTTCAGCCATTAAATCCCACCAATTTTCTAAATTTTTAAAATTCTTCCTAATTTCTGGGGCTATTATAACCGGAGTATTAAAAACAGTTTCAATAGAGTTTAGGGTAGTGATAACACTATTTTTCGATTTATTAGTAGTCCATTCCAACAATATTGATATTAATCTACGATATATTGATTCATATATCTGCTGGCTTAACTCATTATAATCTATTGAGTTAAATATATTGTTACAATAAGAAAATAAATCTAATAAAATACCAGATAAACTATGCAACTTCCAAAAACTTACAGCTTTATAAAACGGATATATTTCATCATCTTTAAGAGAAACAGGAAAAGTAGGCCACTCAAGCATATACTCATCTGGAAATACAGATTTAATAGTTTTGCATCTTTTTTCATATCCTTTTTTAAGAATTTTAGTTGGGCTTAATTTAGATAGATTATAAGAAAGTTCAATTGTAAACATCTTAAAGCAACTATCAGACCATTTTTTTAATTTATCAGCAGTTTCTAATACTATAATTTTATCTTTTAAATCTTCTAATTTTAAACTAGTTAATTTAACATCCAAAATTTCATTATACTTATATATATTTTCATCAATAATAATTCTAAAATTCTTATTAAACACACCATGCAAAATATCTAATAAATTAAGTATTTTACTATTAGTAATTATATTTCCCACTCTGTAAAAATATAAAATATCAACAACCTTTAAAATAATACACCAACAATTATCATATTTATATCCATTATAATCAAATAAATAACGTATTGGATTCCTAGTTCGAGTAGATCCTAATAGAATGTCAAATGTTTGAGGATTCACAGCAATAAGATCTGGTTCAATGTTATAAGTTGCAGACCAAGATCCATTATCAAATAAATCTGTACCTCTAAGTATAAGTTTATTATCATCACTTAGATTATTATTAAGAATCATTAATATCGTCTCTTAAAATAGTTTCAAGAATATTTGAATAATCTTTATCTTCATATGATCCTGGCTTTCTTTCTTCTGGATCACTAATCCGCGATGGAGTTTCAGCATCAGGCCCAGGTTTTGTTCCTTTGAATCTATTACTAAGAGGACGCTCTCCCCAAGGAACAGGAGGAAGCCCACGTCTTGCTCGTATCTCATTAATTTTTAAAATACCAGCATTAGCTTCATTAACATCAATTTCAGATTGAGTAATTATGTCCATTCTTTCCATATCAATAGGTTCAATAATTACATCATTATACCCAAATCCTGCTTTAACTATCTCAGTTGTATAATGATAACACTCTAATTTAATAATAGGCTTTAATGCTCTATCTATATAAGCTTGAGTTTGTTGTACTGAATTCAATCGTCCAGTACCAGGATCACGAATCCCCATAATCAATGGCTGCATACCATATGCCCCCATCATCTTTTGTAAAATGTGTCTTTGATAATCCATAAACTCCATATCTTTATTAGACTCAGCCATTCTTGTAAATTTAGATTCTTTGTTTGTTAAAAGAAGCTTATGAGGTTTTCCTTTAATTGTAGATTCCCACCTAGCTCTAATAGCATTTAATTCATTTTTTCCCATTCCTAAAAATTGCATAATACCAGAAACTTCTCCATAATTTAAAAAGAAATTACCATTATGCAATGCAGCTAGAATATCACAAGCAATACTAACAGCCAGTGTTGCTACCCTACTTAAACCATAAACACTATGCGCTGTTGGGCAAGCAATTAGGAATACTATTTCTCTCTGATTGAACTTAGCTTTCAATTTACCTCTATGATAAAGATAATATGCTTCAGAAGGATCTATAAAATTTCCTTTTTCGTCAGTATTCTTTCTTATCCATTTGGCTGAAGTAGCATAAAGTTCCATAGGAGTTTCGTCGTACTCATCATATACAACTTCTATACATCCACTATCCATAATTAATAAATCTCGCAGCATAGCCGCTCTAATAGAAGAAAGATTTTCATCTCTCTTATTTGGGTTATCTAAAAGTTCTTGAACTTCTCTAACCCTGTCTAAAGTCTTAGATGAAGGCTCTTCCGCTTTATTTCTAGGAGCAGCACGAAGTTGTATTGAAGAAACATCTGTAACTATACGATCTATAATGTTTCTAAGAGACTCACATTTTTGATATAAATTCCACATTTCAGTAATATCTATAATATCATCTCTAGGAGTTCCTACATCACCAGTTCTGTCACTCACATCTAGAACATTTCCAGTAGTGTCTTTAGAAAGTCTATTTAATGTATTAGAAAATACATCTTTAATTGTTTTAAATATTGTCATTATCTACTCCTAATATATTGCATATACACTAGACCCCATATCTGCTTCTAGTATAGCAGATCCTACTGCTCCTGCAACTGCATCCCACAAGTCTTTACTGCCTCCTGGCATATGATCTATTTTTGTTCCTCTCACTAATCTTAATGTTTTTGCTTCCTTAATAAATATCGGATGTGGAAAATATTTAACTCTTTTTTCCATAATTGCCTCTTTTAATGTGTCATGATATTCTGAAGTTCTATCAATGCCTATTAAGTCCACAGTAAATCCCTCATCTTCAAGTAATTGTTGACTATCTATAGATTGCCATCTATCAAAAGTTACTTTTTCAATTGGGAATCCTAAAGTATCTCGTAAATATATAATTCTATTCCTAACTTCAGAAAATTTAATGGCTCCTTGTGGTGGGGCTTCCCAAACATCCATTAAATCAACTTTAACAATAGGTCTAGGATTGTTTGGATCATCTAATTCTCCATCTACATGAACCATAGCTAATGCGCATCTATCGTGAACAGCACCTAAGTCAACATGAATATAATAACTTGCACCAGGTTTAGGTTTGAAATCTTTATGAAAACTACCATCACTATTTGTTGGATTTACAATAGAGCGATCTGCATTTCTTACTAATATATCTGGATCTCCAAAATAAGGATTATCAGCAGTAGGAGGTCTAGCACCATAATCTCTCCAGGCTACTTCAGGATTACGTCTAAAATCTTCTTTTAAACTTTCAAAAGTAACTTTAGGACTCTTCTTCCATGTAGGAGCACATTCAGCATAAACAGTTTTGTTGCCCTCATCCATTTCATATTTTAAATCTTTGTATTTTCGCATACCAAAATCATCTTCCCAAAGAGGAGAAGAGATTGCTATTGTTTTATAATAATCTGGAAATCTGGTTCTACCACTAGTTTCCAACGCGTTCCAAATTCTTTCACCGATAGGTTTATCATCTCTATCCATGAACTTACACGCCTCATCTAAAATACCACCTAAAATATGAAAACCATGCCACCCATATGCTCTACTATTCCCGCACATAACATAAAGATTTTTAGGAAATACAATTTCTGTTGTAAACGGTTCATAATTTACTTCTTGAAACCAGGGGCTATTTCTAAGTCTTGCAACTATTCCTGCAAATACAACATTCTCAGCTTGGTATCTGTTAGTAGCCATATTAATGAAAAAAACACGCTCATCAGGTGCTAATCCATAATAAGTTTGAGGATTATCTAAACATAACGCTAAATAAACCAATCGTGCTTGGAGACACGAAACTACAAAAGATTTACCACTACCCATCCCCCAAATCAAAGCTGCTTGGCGAACACTAGATTTATCTAAATTAATTACAGCTTCTATAGAGGAAGGCCAAATAATTCCTTTTAAGTTCATATATTTCTTACTTAAAAGGAATTCTTCGGTCTTAACAGGTTTTTGTTGCCAATATTTAGAGCTAGAAGGTTTAACAATTATTTCATCTAATCCAGCCCACATATTCTCAACATTACTTTTGTTTTTCTTTTGAAAATTTACCACAATCCACTACCTCATCTCCAATAACCAACCATAAATTAAGTGAATCTAATTCCTTTGGAACATTATAAATCTTTGCAACTAAAGTAAGGCTATCTTTCACAATTTCCAACCTAATAGTTCCATATACTTGAGGACATTCTTCTGTGCCATCAAAATACCCAGAATATGTCATCCAGAATGAACCTCCAGCAATAGGAAGATCTCCTGACATTACTGCAATAGATTTTAAATCTAAATAAGATTTTTCTGTCCCAAGAAAATTTGCTCTAGAAGTCTTTTTTTCAATCTTTCCATTATAAATATTTTTCTCTTCTTCTTCTTCAGGTTGGGGATCTAAAAAAATAAATTTAGCGATATCTATCATTATCTTCTCCTTTAATTCCCTTTAGCTGGCTCGAAACGGCCTTTATGTCTTTTACAATGTGATCTAGCCTCTTTAACTTTCCAACTAACTTTAGGATATCTATATGCTTGAGTTGTTGTAGTATTCTTACCCTTTAATTTTCCAATAATTATATGAAGCCTTCCATTTTTTATTCTTCCAAAACTTTTCTTCTGAAATGCGCTTGGAGGCCGAATTCGACACGCGTGTTCGTTAGGATACGGTTTTAAAATCTCCGGTAGAAGCATCCAAACTATCGTTTCCAGAAATTTGTTTAATTTTTTCATTCCGCTCTCCTCTATCTGCTAATTTTCTAACACAATTAGCACAAATAATATGACCTAAAATTTCACCTTTAAAAACATCTGGATTAATTTCTTTGCTACAAATTTCACAATGTATAATTTTTATAGTATGAATTTTCTTGCTGCCGCTACTCATAACAAATGCATTAATAATATCTTTTTCTGATAACCCAATCATTCTATGCTCCTTCTACTTCAACTCTATCTAGTTCAGTACTATAATCTATACTTCCAGTTCCATTATCTCCGTAAATACTATAATGGTCAACATCAGTAGAATTAGATAATTCAAATATTATTTTTACTTTTCTACCATAAGCAGCTCTATCAACAGAATAAGTTTGATTTTTAAATACATTAGCAAACACATCTATAACATAATTAATATTAGCTTCCATATCTGGTAAAAATACTTGCTTTTCTATCACGTTATTTAGTACACATTCACCATCCACATATATCCCAAAGGTAATGGGTTGTGTTGATACCGGCCACCCATCAGGAATTGTATATTCCCATGTGACATAAACAACATCAGGAGCAAACGTGGTTAATGTAGTTTTTAATTGCTCCACCCATCGACGAATATAATTATAATAAATTACATAATTTACTTCAGTCCATCCTTTAACAGAGTATTCATAAAGTAAAGTAGTAAAATCATTAATCCATTCTCTTAATTCATAACTATATAGTAATGTAGTAAATAGAGCTAAAGTTGATTGATAGTCATATAATAATATTGAATCTTTTAATAATCTTCCAGGATATTCATAAAATATAATACTATTATCAGTAATATCATTTTGTATAATTGAAGTACCACAAAATTCTAAAACAGCATTTATAGCAGCGGCTCCATCACTAAACGCACATATTCCAATATACCCATTGCTCCCACAAGATAATTCAGTTGAAGGCGCAGGAAGAGTAACAAAATGAATTGCATCCTCCCCATAGTATGCAGTAAAAGTATTAACGCTACGCATTAGTTTTAAAGCAATAGACTGTGATGTTGTAATTGGATAACGAACACCTTCATAAACAGTACCATCTACAACATCGTATCTAACAGCATATGCTCTAGTATCTTCATATCTAATTAAAACTAAAACTTTATTATCATCATTTAATTTATATATTAATCCAGTACTCTGTCCAACTGCCGCTAATGTAGACTGAACCTGTGTATAAAGAGTAAAATCACCATAAATTGTTTGATAAATCCATCCACCATCATTCCCATCAAGTAATGTTCCAGTTGCCATCGTAAATGTTAGTTGATCATTAGCTTCTGATAAAGAACCATCGCCAAGAGATTGTGTCCAATCTCCAGAAACAGAACCATCATCAAATTCATCACTAGTTAAATCCGATTGTACACTAGGTTCAGATGTGCCCATATAATCAAATTTAGCATTTATTTGATCGGCTCCTTCACTATATCCACCAAGCCCAACCCAAAAAGAATCTTCTGCACTAGTGAAATTAAAATCTGAAATACCATTAGATGCTTTTATTTCTGTATATGTATCACCATAAAGAGAATAATAAAAAGTTAATTTTCCATTTCCAGAATCATGGACTAATTTCAAATGAACTGGAGTTTCAAAAGACCACCCAGCAGCACCATTAGCAACTAAATTAATTGTTTGAGAACCACTAACAGCGCCACCCTCACAATAAAAAGCAAAAATATATCTATTATTAGTATCACTTTCAACCACCAATGCCCCAAAATGGTCATAATCATATCTAAACACAATACCAGAACCTTGATAACCTTCAGAAGCTTGGTTTTGAGTTTGTGTATATACAGTACATCCTTTCTTTAAATATTGGCTTATTTGACTATGTGTGTCAGCTTTAAAATAAAGAGAACCAGTTGTTACCCAATTTTTTAAAAATCCTGGAAAATCATCTTCTGTAAAATCACCACTCCCATTACCCTCATGTTCAATTAAAGCTCTACTAACAGTAGAAGATTCAGCATCGAATGTATATACCACAGGGCTTGTAGTTGATTGAGCAAATTCATAATGATTTGATGTCCATGCTTTAGCGGTAGCATTAGAATGCATGATAGTACCAATGGTTGCTGTAGATGATGATGTAAATTCTGTACCAGCATCAAAATTAAACGCTGTCCATGCTCTAGGATGTCCATTATCGTTTGCATCACATTTACAATAATATGTGTAAAATGTAGAACCAGAACGTCTAATTCTAAGCCACACGTTGTATGTTGAAACTGGATCTGTCTCCCAATCAATTATATTGGTTTCGGAAGAAACACTGTTTGTAGTATCTATTCTTCTAATACCAAAATACTCAGTCCCAAGCCATTCTTCATAATAAACCTCTAATGCAACATAATTATCCGTTCCTACTCCCATTCCAGTATAAGCAAAAAATACACACCCAATTGTATAACTTATGGAAGCGAAATTATCTGATCTAATTTTGACACAAACATCAAAATCACCGGATTCAGTTGGTGCTGCATCCCATCCTGGTCCATTCATCACATCATCCCACATATTAAAAGCGGCATTGGCAGGAACATCTATTGTAACTACGCCAGCAGATTCAGATACACCACTACCACCAGCAGCATAGTCAGTCCAATCAGCGTGTCGAGAACCATCTAAGAAATTATCTGTACTCATCTAGGAATCCTTACAGCAGTAAGTTGAATATCATCAATATTTTTTTCTTGTATAGAATTATTTACATTTATTCTTACAGTCTTTTTATCTTTCCAATAAATCCCTTCACTAGCACATAAGGCAGCAAGTTTAGTCCAAGCACTTCTCCAAGCCATGTATTTTTTTCTATCTTTTCTATCTGTATACTCACCAATAACTTTTTTTAATTCTTCTATCTCTAACTTATACTTTCTTAAAACATCTTCAGCTTCTTCTGAAGTTAAAAATTTCCTTTCAGGAACAGGTTTATAATCTTCTCTAGGCATTCATTAATCCTCTTTTTTAACATTATTAGAAACTAATCCAGCACACACATTATTAAGAAACTTAATAAGCATCTTCTCTATGAAATCCCAAATCTTTTTTCCTCTATGAATACCAAATATTCTAACACAAATATTATTGCCATGAAAACTGATATACACACCTAAAACATGACCTTTCTTCTTAGCCACCGCCAAAGATAAAATTGTTAAAATAAAACCAACCCCAACCCCGCTTAATAAAGTCTGCCAGTTTTCAAGTAACCAATCCAAATACATAATTAACTACCATTCATATTTCTGAGAACTTGAAATATTTGTATAAATCCATAAGCTGCCGAACCAATAGAAAGAACAATTGTAACTAAAAGACCAATTACCCATTTTCTATACTGCATTATTTTATATCGTTCATTTTTAAACTGTTTAGTAATTTCATCTTCTGTCTTTTTTTGCTGCTCTAAAGCTGTAAATCTAGACATACAAATAATTTGTTTATCATAAGTTTTATTAACAAAATCATCAAATTTTTTAGATAAGTCACAAATTTGTTTAGAATTAGTTTTAACAACATCAAAAATCAGTTGTGTTATAGTTTTGCTATTAGTATTATTAGATTTTTCTGGCATATACTGACTCCTTTTAAAACTTTACAATACTCCCCTATAAGCAATTCATACATTTATATCATACTATAAGAACAAACTTAAAAAAAGTAGCAAAAAAATTATTTTTTCATACTACTTTACATATAAATAGCAACTATATATAATAGAGGGGCTGAGAGGAATATATACCAATTTAAAGGAGTATAGATATGGAAACCACATTTCATCCCTCAGAACTAACTTCAAAACATAACTGCCATACAAAATCGCGCCACCCGCGTAGGCTGAAAAAGGAGACATGCCCTCATTGTGGTAGAGAAATCTCCGTATGTCCTAATTGTGGTGAGATAATTGATGCTGAAGATTATAACCCATATCGTCCTT